CTTTGAAACACTTGTAAATTTTTATTTAATTCCTCATTTGTCCATCTTTGCACTTCTTTATTAGTATCGGCTTGATACGACTGAAGTTGACTTGCATATTTAGTAAGCTTGGCTTGATACTCCTGTTGCTCTTTTTGAAGTTTTAATGAGGCTTCCTGCTGTGCTTCAGTAGCATTAATCTGAGCTTGAGTTTGTCTTGTTTGGGCTGATGTTTGAGCCTGCTGTGTAGTTTGATCCTTATCAAACTGAGCTTTCTGTTGAGCTTTTTGAGCATTAATCTGAGCTTGCTGAATTGCTTCCTGTATCTTTGCCTGATATGCAACATTTTCTTTATTAAATATATTAAGTCTATTTGACATTGCTTGTGAATAAGCATTAATATAAGTAGATATTTTTTGTATTTGAGCATTAGCAAGTTCTATATCTTCTTGATTTTGTATCATATCGCCAAGAGCCTGAAACCATTTATTTACATTTACATTTTCATCATCAAAATCATAATCTAGATCAGTCCAAGTTGAATTATCCCAAGATGTTATATCAGTACTCGTTGAATTTGCTGGGCTATCCCCAGTTGGAATATTTGGAGCTGTATATGATGGAGGAGTACCAATATTAGAAATAGTTGTTGAATCTATTATTGGCATTGCACCAATTACTGTATCAGTAACAGTTGTAGATGCAATATCTACAGTACTGAAACTAGGATCAGTAGGAGCTGATGGAGCAACTGGAAGATTTAAAGATCCTATTTCTCCTAGAGCTGGAGCAACAAAAGTCGGTTTTGTATATGTTGGAGCAGTAGCACTGGTCATTGAAAGAGCGCCAGTATTAAAACTTGGATCAGATACAGTAGCTGGAGGAACAGGCGTTATAGTAAGATTAGCTATAATTGGAGCTGATGCCATAACTAATGTTGGTTTAGAATAACTTGGAGCTGATGTACCACTAAAACTTATCGAATTACTTGTTAATGACGGAGCAATTGGAGCAACATTAGAAATACTCAAATCTGATATTATAGGAACTGATGGAGCCACTGGAACAGATGGTAGAGTAATATCAGATGGTAAATCAGAAGATTTATCATTCATTAATCTTTGCAATCCTTTTAAAGATGCATATAGAACAACTAAATATTCATAATCATCAGGAAAAACAGCTATAGCACTATCACTATAAGCAACACTAGGATAAGCAACTTTAGATATAGCTGCTGTCTCACTCGCTGTAGGAGTCGGATAAACCGTTAAAGTATTATTAAGTATATAAAATACAGGATCAGATTTAGTAACATAATTTATATCCGCAGTATCTTGTATCTTGCCACGTAATAAAGGAGATACTTCTCTACATGGTCTATCAATAGTCCCATCACTACGTGTTATATCAAGGATATCACCGCCATTCATAGTAAGAGTAGTACTGCTATTATTAAGTGTATTTGTCGATGCGGCTAGAGCTTTCTTATCGATAGGAAGTATATTAATAATTTCTTTAGCTCCATCAGTGAGCCAAGATGTAATAGCAGTTGTATCTCCTATACTACTTGTAAGATCTTCAATCTGTGTTTGAAAAGTTGCCATTATGCACTCGCTACAAAAACTTCAACATCGCAAGCAGCTGTATTAGCTGCGCAAGTAATATCAACTAAATCACCAAATGAATCAGGAGTTATGCCAGCTGCATCAGCAGAATCCATTGTATCTACAACTCCTCCAGATAGGTCTACACCATATAAAAATGAACATCCTTTATCCACCTTAACCCCAAACTCATCATTATTTTCATTCTTTAAAACTAAAGCAATATGATTTGTAGAATCTAAATTTGTAATCCTGATATACCTTACATCATCTTCATCAAACTGACCAGCTAAATATGTCTTAGATAATTCCGTATTATATGCTGTGCCAAATCCTAGTAACCCAATCTCATCTGTACCTATATTTACAATTCTTTTTACCACCTCACTTACACCAGTGACGCTAAGTTTAGTTTTACCGCTATAATCATTATTGTTTAACAATAATCTTTCATTAATTGTTACTGTTAGTGTAGCCATTATTTCTTCTTACGTTTTCGAGATTTTTTCTTACCACGAGATACTTTTTTACCTTTTTTCTTAGCATAGGCTTTAGCTTTTGCCTTTCCTTTCTTGCTATATGAGAAATGTTTCTTACCCACTCTTGGCATTTTATTATCTCCTGTTTAAAGCTTGATTAACCCTATCAGTCCATTTTTTTGTATTAGCACCATCAAATTCTTTTTTCATAGATTTTACACTTTCATCCATACTGATTGTGCTAAACCCAACCTGATCTTTTCTGATCGCAGTTGCCCAAGGACTATCTCTCATGATAAACTGAGTACTATATTTAGATTTAGATGCTTTTTTACCACAAGATCTGCAGTAAAACCAGTTATCTGGATTAGGATCTGAGCAATGTATACAATTCTTTTTCATAATTCTTTATGGTTTCGAGGGCTACCCTTTATACGATAGCCCCCACAGTACCAAAAACTGTTATCCTTATTTATTCGGATTAGGTAAAAGTGATATGTGCTTTATCAGCTGCCAGACTAAAGACATAATAACTATCTCCGTCAGAGACTAAACTCAACCTGTCGCCTTTAGTTGCCGAGGCGATGATAGTTAAAACATCTACCCCGGTTCCTTCAGTAACAGTTTGCACTGCACCATCTTCACCATCAATACCATGACCATGAATGTTATCACCATCATCGGTAGTTGCAATTATAGTAACTGCACTACCAGCAGTATGGAGAATGAAATCGGCATACCAGCCCATCATTTCATTATCCTTGGTTGCACATTCAGGTAATGTAACGGCAAATGATCCAGTAGCATCAATCATAAAAACGGTTCCAGAATCCTCTACTGTAAGAGTCTTAGCTTCTGTAAGCCATTGTATCTTTTTACGACTATCAGCCACACCACTATTTTTGTTTAAAATATCAGCTCTCATCGTTTACTCCTAGTTTAGATCAGTAAATGAATACAACATGTGAGTTTCAGGAACTGTTACTTCAAGACCAACCTCAGTGAGTATCATATCTTTCCGTAAGTCCTCATCACCCTGCTGTACATTAGTGATTACGTGAGTATCTCGATTCTGCCCATTACCAACCAGAGGTCGGTAAGCTAACTGTTTCATATCTGCCATAAGCATCATTCCGGCACTCATACCCCTGAACAATGGTTCACGGACAATCGAAAGATCGCCATGTACCGTATTCAATTGCATGATACTGTGTCCAAATGCTCCCTCACGCTGTGAGGCTTGGAAATTATAACGATTAGGTGTATCATCTGGGTCTCCCAGAGAAACATCAATAAAGCTATTATTTCCAACTTTGTTCAAATATGATATAACAGGCAACCCTGCTAGGGCCAACTTGTTATTACTACCTCCACGAGCTGGATCAAAGAGTATTTCAAAATCTCCCAAAAATGTATCATAGGTAATTGATGTAGAAGCGGCGGCTCCAAAATAAGGCTTCCCTGAACTATATGAAATAGATCCGGGAGTCTGAGCTGCACGATTTACAATAATATGACCTACAAGACCTTCTGTAGTTTGAACACCACTTGAACGCCCACGCTGACCAAACAGCATAGCACGTTCAATATCCACTTTGTGCTCACGAAGTTTTAAGTTCCAGATTCTCTGCCATTCATTAGCATACCCTCTGTAATTAGTAGCAATAGCTGTGTTTGTCATTTCTGCTGCAGTTTTGAATATTTGGGTATATCCAAAATCATCTTCCAATGATTTTGACCAGACGTCAGGAGAACCTGATCCCTCTGCGAAAGCAGTACCAATAACCTGTGCCGCGTCACCATCAATAACAGCGTCATAACCTGATTCGCTGGAATTACCAACGCTCATACAAGTTACATCGCATCGTGTTTCTGTGGTTCCTACACTGACACTATCAATTCGGAATACTGCATGGGATTTACCATCTACAACATCAATTGCAACAACCATACCAACCACAAGCCAATCAATCTGATCACCTGCTCCATCATCAAAATCAATCTGACCGCTTACTCCAGCTGCTAAAGAGGCTAAGCCACTATCAGCATATAGAGATCTATTGGTCCAATCAATTTTTGACCTGTTTTCAAGGAACCGGAATACCGGATCGCTTGTTGGTACTTTTGCTACCTTACTAAGATATACGAAAAATGGAGATTCATCTGGAGCTAGTTCAGCGACTCTATCGCTGAAATCGTACAATCGTCTATTATCGGGGGTTGCCCCATGCGCTGACGCATGACTGCTTCCTGCGGTAGTTGCGACGTCTGTACTTTTTAGGCCACTTCTTACGTAGCCTGCTGCACTAGTTGCCATAATAAAACCTCTCTATTATGTATTATTTAAGGTAATTTGTTCCCAAACCTGCCTCCAGAAGTCATTATACCATCCCACATCTGATCCTCATCAGATTTTTGGATGGGCTGCTGACCCTGTAAGACACCTGCGGTTCTAGGAACTTGTTTTGCTGCTTTTACGGCATCCAATGAATTAACATTAGCATTACTACTCCCAGATTCTTCTCGCCAAACTTTGACAAGAGTCCCGAGACTCAACTCACTGACAGGATTTGTCGACCACTGCATGAAATCATTCAGTTCAGATTCGTTAAGTTTATGACTGCCTTTTAATTCATTAACCGTATTGTTCATAGCTACTTGTTCATTCATTTGTCCAAGTTGCTGCTGAACGACCCTATTCACATTTTCCTGCTCCTGCTTTGCACGGAACTGGTAACTTGGTGAATCGGGTTTGTAGTAAGCATCCCAAGGATTAAACTCCTCTTCGGAGAGCGGTATTTGATTACTTTCCGTATTCTTAACTTCAATTTGCTGCTGAAGGTTTCTCATCTGCTCCTGCACTTCTCGTACATTACTATTCAGCTTCTGAGATTCAGCCTGTGATTTATCATACATGGACTGAAATTTCTTAGCTTCATCTTCCCATTCAATATGCGAAGTTTGAGGTTCCACTTCAGATGTCGGGATATCTTCATACCCCTGATTTTCAGCAATAGCTTCGTCAACTTCCGGATAAGTTACTTCCTTATACTCGCTACCATCATGACCCTCTGCAGTTTCACGAACAACATCGTGTCCGCTAGTTTCTGAAAAGGGGATGGGTTTGGCTTCGGCTTGTTCCATTATTTTTTTTCCTTTCTACAATGTTCCAAATTCTTCTTGAGTTTGACCAAGACCTTCTGAAAAATCTTCCATACTAGGTCTCAATCTCTCGACTTCGGACTTCACTGCGTTTGCAAGCTTGTTAGCTTGTACTTTTTGATCTGCCTTAGCGTCTGATCCTAATCCCTTGAGTTCGCTCTTGAATTTTTCAAGTTCTACTTTCTTGCGATCAGATACAGACTCCCTGCGTGCTGTTTGAAGGTCACCCTTCAAATCTTTGTTTTGTTGTGATAATTGCTCAATTTGCTGTTGCAATTGTGCAATCTCACTCATTCTTTGAATTACACCTTCCTTATCAAATATTTCAGGATTGTGTTTTAATACTTCTATTCTGTCAACAATGCCCATCTGATATGCTTCCATATAAACAGAAAGCTCTGCCCATTTGCTGGACGGCAATGTTGAACCTGCTTCAATACTTATATCGTGCTGATCTATTCTCCATCTTTCTTTTGCTATATCCATAACAGAACCGGAATAGTCATCATAATAATTAACCATTACTTCATTAATATTATTATTTGCCTGAGCTAAGCGGAACATCTTCTGATAAACATAATGCCCCTTGCATATACCATAAAGAACCTGCCCAAGCCTCCTAATGCTGTATTCAATATCTCTTAACTTTGACTTAGGACGTTCAGAACCCTGAGCAATCATACGTTCAGTACCACGAACAGTCTCAGGAGCTTTATCGGCAACGCCATGCATCAACTCCGGTAATCCAAAAGCAAAATCAATATAAAATTCACAAGTCTGGATAAGCTTATAATACTCTGCAGCCAGCGGCACCGGGGATGGGAAGTGAGGTTCTCCCTGAGAACTGTCAACTTCTATAACAGCATTTGGATTAGCCCAATCTTTTTCCAACTGCTCAATATTATCAACACTGCCCATTGGCACAAGAAGTTTCAGACCCGCAGAGGCTTGTGCGTGAGACAATGCAAGAGACCAAAGTTTATTGAGTAACCTTTGTGTCGGCTTTACTCGAGAAACGTCTGATTTCGGATACGGTGTTCCTGTGTATATATTAGGTAATGGTACTATTGGGTATAAGTCAGTATTTAGAACACTTTCATATAAAACAACCTCTCCAACCGATGCAACAACAGCTATACGGGTCTGCATAACTTCTTCAAAATCCATAAGGCCACGTTCAAGGACTTCAGGGTTTTTAGCCATAAACTCCTGAAACTCATCATCATTCATAATGAGTTCATTACCATCCGCAGCACTTATTACACGATAATATGGTACTTTTATTTTATAAAATCTTTCAAGGATTTGGTATCTCTCCATAGCTGCCCATTCCAAACCTTTTGCTTCGGCAGGAGTAAATACATTTATAGTATTTTGATTCTGGGCATCTGGGTAATCTTCATCAGTATAAGAACTCAACTGTTCAAGTATCGTGCGTTCCTGATCAGCATCTTCAGATTCAGATGCCATGCCAAGTTCAGGATAAAGATTTAATATTTGGTCGCCAGTAAGAATAGTAGATAATATTATATTATCAGCATCATTGAAATATCTATCCCGGCTTGTTGACGGCACATAAATACGAAATGGGTCAACAGATGTAAACTTTACTTCACCCTTGCCAAAATCAGCTTCAGGGTCTATATAAGCGTAAAGATATCCAAGCCCAGTTGTAGAATGATCATGAATAGCCTGTTTGAGCTGCACGTTGCCATCAGATATCTCCCAAACATAACTCATGATAACACGCCATAATTTGGAAACCTTTACATCTGAGTCCTCTCTTGGCAGCACAGTAAATGCAGGCTCCTTAGATGTGAGCATTGCTTTCAGCTTTTCAACAGCAGGCGCAACACGATCCATTGGTACAGCGGCTTGGTTCCTTGATGCAAGATCATCAACCTCATCACCACTGAAATGATTACCGAAATAAAAGTCTAAATCGACCCTAGCATCTATCTCCCAATCAGACCGTGCATCCTTGTAACGCCTGAAAAGCTCTTCATTGACTTGTGCTCTGGGGTCTTGAGGTATAGGCATGGCTACTTTGTAATATAAAGCAGCAACAAAATATGAGTCAAGAAGTTTTTTAAATAAAATTTAATTAATTCTAGCTCCTGTAAACCAGTTGTATTTCTTAAGAATGCTGCCAGTTTCACGCTTATCAAACATATCTCTATCCATTTTCCCACTCTTTGGAGCTTTAGAGTAGTAATCAGCATAATACAGAGCATCCATTATATCATCATGCTTTGGAAAGGGGTGTTCAAAAAACTCATCAACAATCTCAGTCATATTCCGCTTAATAAAGAGTTTCTTACTATTTACTATTGGCCCCAGCGATGTTTCAAGGCGGTCCTCCTTTTTGATGCCTCCCGGTGGCTTAACTCCTTTAAAGATCCCCGGAAGCAATCTCCTGTCTGCTCTAGCCATCCTATCAACCATATCTCTTACCATCTCCTGTGCTGCTACCGTTTCAATAGTAGCCCTTTTAACAGGCTGGTATTTCTTAGCAATTCTAATAATATGCTGTGGTAAATCAAAGGTTGGTATACGTTCACGGAAATATTCAATCACATAACGGTTCTTTTCTGAATCTATGCCCATAACCACTATAACCTGATAATCCGATGTTTTTGTTGCTGTAGCTGCTATATCAACACCAAGGTAGACATTAATAGGAATATAATCATTTCGTATCTTAATATAGGCAAATCTATCTTTTGAGTGAAAGTTGCCAGTGTAGTATTGTATGCGATCTATTTTGAAAGCAGCACCAGATGTATCACGGGCATCATTCATATACTCCTGAGCAAACTTATTGACCATACCAGCTTCAATAAATTCTTGTTTCTTTGCTGTTAGTTTTTTAAGCGGGAACTGATCTTCCCATAATGGCTTTCCATCCTCAATTGCCCTATGGAATGTTAAATCCCATACATATTTTCTATCTTCCTCACTAGCCTGCCTTGATCCATCAACAACCATCTGCAGAAAACTGTCATAGTGTACAATAGTCCCCAACAGCCATATCCAGCCCTCACGGCCCTTTGATTCTTCCAAAGACGGATAAACCGTAGATACGATCCACTTTTTGATTTCATCACGCCTTTCCGGTGTTTTTGTATTTAATTCTGATTCAAAGTCGTCCAGTATGATACCAGTATAGCGTACATCAATCTCAGCTCTTCCCCTTAAACGCTGAGATGTTCCCTTTGCTATGATACGATCACCTTTCGCAGTAACAATATCCTTTTCAGTCCATCTCTGCCCAGCATGGTCTCCAGCCATAGGGCCAAAGTAATAACGCAGTTTTTCGTTATATTCCATATGGCTCTTGATATACTTGATATGATCAATAGCCTGACCCTGCTCCTCTGCGATCCAAGCTATGAATTGACGCTCCCCCTTAGGGTAGAAACACATTTTGTGAAGAATGGCAGCTTTTGCCATAATTGACTTGCCAAAGCCGCGAGGGATGATATTACATATCCTAGCTCCCGGTTTGGTAGATATGAGCTTTTTTGCTATATCATAATGAAATGGAGGTGATTCACTTTTATTTA